TCGCTAGTGCTTATCATCTCTCAGGCCGCTCGAGTACTCGATTATAAATACCCAAAGCGGCCTGATCTTTTCTCCGAAGTACAATCTTTAAGAGAACGAATATTTGAGCTTGAATCTAAGTTTGACGGATTAGAACACGACATGACTGGAGTTAAGTTTGGGCTTAAAACAAGATCTTAAAAAACTCTATGATGATTTAGACTATTGGATTTATATCGGAATTGGCGATGATATCGTAAAGGCCAGAGACCAAAGACCAGAGTATAAAAGCTTAGTCTTAATCGCTGAAAATAGAGGCACAGAAAAAGATAAAATCCCTAGAGTTGTTAAATATTTATTACACATTGAAAATGGTAAAGTGTTATTGCTAAGTAAATACGCATGGTTACTGATAACACTTAAAGTAAAGTCTAAACTTAACGGAATTTTAACGGGCTTGCGTGGCAAAATATAAGCCTAAGAACTTATTTCAGCCAGGAAATAAATTTGGAAAAGGAAAGCCTCCTATCCCAATGGAGCTTAAACTTGTTCAAAGTATACCAAAAGAAATAGTCGGTAAGATTATAGACAATTTTTGGGTTAAGACAGTAGATGATATAGATGTGTTACTGCTAAGCGGAAAGCTAAATGCTATTGAAACGGCAATAGCTAAACAGATTAAAAACGCCACGGATGGCTCACTTTATGCCATCATGTTTTTACTTGATAGGAGATACGGAAAACCTACAGAAGAAAAGACAGAGAAGAGCGACGAAAACACAGTTGGCGATCTTGTATCTAAGTGGAAAACAATAGACCCAAAGGAACACGTTGCGCTTATAAAGGCTGCAATGAAAAATGAGGGCAATGAGTGATCTGGCATATTACATCTTCATGGCATGGCATTGTCTCACTCTGGAGTACAAGTTTCATCCAGGGCAAGATACTATTCAAGATGCGTATGACTCGGTCAAAAATAAATTATTTGTCGCTAATTGCGCTCGACGATTCGGCAAGACCTATTGGATCGCTGTTATTGCCATTAAAGTGGCATTATCAAAGGATCTTGCCAGGGTGAAAATAGCTTCAGCTTATCTTAAGGATGTAGAAGAATATATTGTACCAACTTTCGACCTGGTGTTAGAAGATTGTCCCGAAGAGCTAAAGCCTCAGTACCTAGATTCTAAAAAGAAATATAGATTTAAAAACGGCTCAGAGATTCAAATCGTAGGGCTAGATAAGAACCCAAACGCAGGTCGAGGTAACTACTGTGATCTTTACGTATTCGACGAAGCTGCCTTTATTAAGAACCTATCTTATATCTATTCAAGTATCGTCATGCCTATGACCATGTACCGAGAAGGCGCTAAGGTCATAATGATATCAACACCACCTAAAACACCTGACGCTGACTTTGTAGACTTTATTCATAAGGCTAAGAGAGAAAATGCCTACGTTGAGCTAGATATCTATAAGAACCCAATGGTAACTCCTGAGATGGCAGAGGAGTATCGTCGTGAGTGTTTAACTGAAACCGATTGGGAGCGTGAATATTTATGCAAGATTGTGACTGATAAAACACTAGCTTTGATACCAGAGGCAGCGAATAAGTCTTTATCTATATACATTAACGCATACAATGACCCTAATTGTATATACTTCCATAAGTACGTTTCTATGGATCTTGGGGTTAGGGATCTAAATGTAACGTTGTTTGCTTACTACGACTTTACACGTGCTAAGTTAGTTATACAGCGTGAACACGTGATGAGTGGTCCTGAGATGACTACTCCAAAACTACACGCCGCAATATCAGAAATTGAACAAGAATTATGGCAAGGAAAAGAGCCATATAAGAGGGTAGCCGATAACAATAATCCTCTTTTGCTTTTAGATCTTGGATCAATTCATAATATGTTCTTTCACTCCACATCTAAAGATAACCTTCATGCAATGGTTAATGCTGTAAGGGTTTGGATATCACAAGACAGAATAGAAATAGACCCATCATGTAGATTCTTAATTGATTCTATTAAGTTTGGTGTATGGAATGAAAATAGATCTGAGTTTGCAAGATCAAAGACTTTAGGTCACTATGATGCTGTAGCTTCACTGATGTATTTGATTAGAAACATAGACGAGCAAACTAATCCAATACCTGTTAAGAGAAAGTTTGAAGACTTTGTCACTGAAGATGAAGAGCAATTAAACGAATTTAAGAAATTAATACCATTTAGAAAAGGATGATTAGATGGAAAATGTTTACTGGGCGGCAAAGGAACGAGAAAAAATAGCAGATATTATTTTAGATAAAGTCAAAGATCATAAAGATTATCTTCAAGCCTCTGGTTACATTGGAGAAATGAGAAAATCTTATCGAGCTTTCTACGGAACTGCTTATATCGAAAGCATTGATCAGAGCTTAAAAGCTATTCACCTAAACCACTATGCTAACTTAATCAGACACGTTCATGTTATGATTACATCTCAGCGTCCAGCATGGGAGCCAAGAGCGATTAACTCAGATTTAGAGTCTCAAGCTACAACTCTTTTAGCCTCATCACTTCTAGATTATTACATGAGAGAAAAGCATATCGATATGAAGCTTAACGAAGCTACTGAAAAGGCTTTGTTCTTAAGAGAAGGATGGATGTCTTTAGATTGGAACGCAACAAGCGGTGAGATATACGGCCAGACAGAAGAGGGGCAGGCTATTTACGAAGGCGATGTGGAAGTAAACACTCACACAATGCTTGATATCACTCGTGACTATAAACGCAGAGATATGAACCATCAATGGTACATCGTACGTAAATTTAAAAACAAATATGATTTAGCAGCAAAATACCCTGAGATGGCTGAGAAACTTATTGCACTAAAAGGTGATAATAAGTTCGATATTGCTTATGAATTAAACGTATCTAAATACGGTGCTAAAAAGAACGATGAGTATTCAGACTTAATACCAACATATACACTTTATCATGCCAAAACAGATGCTCTTCCAGATGGACGAATGGTTGAGGTTTGCGACTCAGACGTTGTTCTTTTTGATGGACCATTACCTTATAAACGACCTTATGTTTTCTGCATAACTCCAAGTAAATACTATGAAAATGCTTACGGTCACTCTAACGCTATGGATTTATTGCCTGTTCAAGATGCAATGAATATGACTGTGTCTGCGATCCTAACTAACCAAGCGGCTAATGCTGTTCAAAACTTCCAGGTGCCTAAGGGAGCAGCTCCTAAAGTAACTCAGATCATGGATGGGTTAAACATTTGGGAATACGATCCTAAGGCTGGCAAGATGGAAACCATGGACTTGTTAAAGACAGCTCCAGAAGTGTTTAAGTTTGCTGAGTACCTTCAACAACAAGAAGAGCTACTATCTGGTGTATCTCAGATTAACCGTGGCCAAGCTCCAGCGACTATGTCTGGTACAGCTATGGCACTACTTCAACAACAAGCGATCCAATTCTCTAGCGGTATTCAGAACAGCTACAACGCAATGCTTGAACAGCTTGGAACAGCTCTAATAGAATTGCTTCAAACTTACGCAGTAGTTCCAAGGGTTGCTCAAATATCAGGAAAGATGAAAAAGAGCTACATCAAGGAGTTTACTGGTAAGGATCTAGCTGGTGTTTCTAAAGTAATCGTAGACTCTGCGAATCCTTTAACTAAGACTTCGGCGGGTAGAGTTGAAATTGCTAATCAACTTCTTGCTACTCCAAACATGATTAAAACTCCTGAGCAATATATCGGCGTTTTAACAACTGGAAATCTTGAGCCTCTTTATGAGCACGATAACTCTCAACGAATGCTTATTAAGGCCGAAAATGAAGAGTTAATGGAAGGTAAGCCACAAGTGGCAGTCCTTACAGATGATGACGCTATTCACGTTCTGGAGCATTCTTGCATACTAAATAGCCCAGAGGCTAGACGATCACCTCAGATCTTGCAAAACACGCTAGATCACATTCAACAACATATCGACAACGCTAAGTCTAAAGACCCAGCTTTGACCACTATGCTTAAACAGGCTTCATTTGCTCAACAAGCACCACCTATGACTCAAGGAGGAGGACCTCAGGGCGAAGGATTGCCCGCTGTTATGGATAACGCAAATCCAATAACTCAACAAGCTGAGCAGACAGCATTGCCTCAGCCAGCAGAGCCACCAGTAGTTTAAAATCAAAGGGGTCTTGATATGACATCGGACCCTCAAAAAATAACAAGGAGAAGTTATGTCAGAAGTCGCCACGGCTGGAACACCAGCAGCATCGAGCGAAGCCAATACCACAAATGTGGTAAGCGAAGGGTCAGAGAATACCACAAATGAGGTAAAGGCAGATAAGCCCACCGAAGCCCAAACCCAAGCCATGCTTAAGAAGTTTAAGCTTAAGGTAGATGGCGAAGAGTTTGAAAGAGAGATCGATTTAAACGATGAGGCTACTTTAACCAAAGAGCTTCAAATGTCTCATGCAGCCAAGAAGAGAATGACTGAGGCTAAAGAAAACACTCAAAAAGCCATGAAGATTATTAAGGAGTTTGAAGAAAACCCAGAATCTATGCTTAAGAGACTTGGACCTAAAGGTAGAGAGATCGCAGAGAAGTTTATTCTAGCTCAGATTCAGGAAGATATGTTGTCACCTGAAGAGAAGGAATACAGAGATCTTAAGAAGTATAAAGAGATGACCGAGGCTGAGAAAGCCAAAGCTCGTGAAATGGAAGAGATGTCAGCTCGTGAAAAGAAAGAGTTTGAGATAGCTCAGAACTTCCAAAATACAATAATTGAGGCCCTAACTAAAACGGGACTACCAAAAAGTGCCAAGCTTGTACAAAGAACTGCTGAAATATTTAAGCATAATCTTGAGTATGGTCTTGAACTATCGCCAGATGATTTAGCAGCAGAGGTTAAAAACGAAAGGCTTGCGGAGCTTAAGGCTATCATTGGTGACTCGGACGGCGAGACTTTAATTAAACTCTTTGGTGATGATGTCGCCAAAAAGATTAGAAAGTTTGACGTTCAAAAGCTTAAAGAAAAACAGGGTCAGGTTTATCAACAAACTATTCAAAAGGAACAATCTAACTTTTCTAAAAAAGAAGGCAGGGAGTACTTAACTTTTGAAGAGATGAAAGAACAAGCTCGACAAAGGGCTAAGTCCTGACGTGACGAATTATATTGATTTTTCTAAAGATCTTACTTTAGTATTAAGGCAAGCAGGGATGTCATTGTTTAATCAATACCAGTTTAAACAAGTCTGTGCGTGTTCAATAAGAAACTAGCAGTAATACCAACTGTGAAATCAATGTAATTAAAAAATCAATTAAAACAAAATTAGATTTAAAACAAAGTTTTAAGTCTCACAAAGGAGAATGTTATCGCTCAATATAATACAACCTCTACGTTAGATGGTCTGTTTAGATTGTAAATTTAGAACAGATGAGGTAGACCCCTCTAAGCTTAAAAGCTTAAAAAGGTTGTGAATTGCTGGAACCCGAAACGTAAAGACGTCGGCAATCAGCAGCTAAGCCCCGAAATATGGGAAAGTTCAACGACTAGACATTTTATATTCATTCTTGAAGCCATAGGCTGTTAGAAGGTGATTATGACAAGGAAAGATAAACGATCAATGCTTTTATCATTAGCAATCGGTGACGGGTGTCTGCACTACAATAGATCAAACGGTAAAACGTATGGGTCATTAACAATTGCACACAGTGAACATCAAGCTGATTATATAGCCTGGAAAGCGAATCTTGTAGGTTCTATTCTTGGTAGAAATATCAATCTTAGAAAAACAAGTAATAAACGTGGTTTTTTAAGTAAAAATGAAAAAACAATGATTCAGTTTTCAGCATGTTGGATAAGATTTAAAGCGTGGAGAAAGTTTATATATCCCAATGGGAAAAAAGATAAGTCTAAAATACTTAGATTTATTAATAATCCTGAGTTTCTCATGTCTATTTGGCTGATGGACGACGGCTATGTCGAAGGAAAAATAGATAAAAAATATGGGAAATGTTATAATGCAAATCTTAGAATATTTTTATCTGATCAAAGCGAAGATCAGTGCAAAATAATTCAAGATTGGATTAGTAAAAGTTTTGGATTTGAAACTAAATTAAAGTTTCAAAAACATAATGGTAAATTATATCCATTTTTGAAGATAAACTCTAAAGATAGCATTAAATTATGGGATAAAATTAGAGAGTTTGTTTTGCAGTTTAAAAGCATGCAGCACAAGTTTAGATTCCTTGAAATAAGACACAAATATAAAAAGTCACTAGCGCAACCACCTATTAATATAGGTATGATATAGTCTGCACCATATGATAAATATGGAATAAAGCGAAAGTAGTTTATGGAGATGGACCTGTTAAGGCCGTTGCTGAAGTAGCTTACCTACAAAAAAACATCAAGTTTCAGTCTGCTGAGAAAATCGGAAAGTCTTACAACTTCCCAGTTATATTATCAAACGAAGCTGGTGTTACTTACCTAGCTGCTGGCGCTGGTGTTTCTACACTTAATGCCGCTGTAGCTGCTACTGTAAAAGAAGCAGTGGTTGACGCCAACCAAATCATCATCCGTGGTCAAATGGATTATGAAGCTGCTGCTAAAGCTGTTAAATCTAAAGAAGCTTTCCAAAACGCTTCTGAGTTACTAGTTGAAAACTTAATGGACACTGGTTCACGTCGTTTAGAAATGGCGATGTTATACGGTCGTTCTGCAACTGGTCTTGGAACTGCTGATAGCTCTGCCAACGTATCAACTACTGTTACCAACGTAACAATGCTTGCTTCTGGTTGGGCTCCTGGTATCTGGGCTGGGGCTGAGAATGCTATCGTAAACTTCTACAAAGTTTCCGACAACTCTCTTATCTCTTCTGGTGCCAATGCTGATTTCGTAGTCACTTCTGTTACTTATGACACTCGTGTTATTAAGTTCACAGGTACTACAACTGGTATTTCTGCTCTTGACACAGCTCTTGGTCTTGGTGACTGCTACATCCATTGGAAAGGCGCTAAAGACATCGAGCCAATCGGTATCGATAAGATCATCACTAACTCAAGCACATTGTTTGGTATTGATGCTTCTATCTACGGTCTTTGGGCTGGAACTTCTTACAGTGCTGGATCTGCTGCATTAACTGTAGCTAAGATCTTAAACGCTGTAGGTTTTGCAGTTTCTAAGGGTGGATTGATGGAAGAGGCAGATGTTTTGATCTCTCCAAAAACGTTCACTAACCTTTCTGGAACTATGACAGATCTTCGCCGTCAAAACGGTGGTCAAAAAGAGACTACTGGCATCGGTGGATTTGAAAACATCGTTCTTATGGGTCCTAACGGCAAGTTAAACGTTGTTCCTCATCCTATGGTTAAGGAAGGCGAAGGCTTTGTTGTTCCTCTTAAGAAGTTCAAACGAATCGGATCTCAAGAGTTTTCTTTTGAAACTCCAGGACGTTCTGGCGAGTTGTTCTTACACGTACCAGATGCTAACGCATACGAATTACGTTTGTACGGAGCACAAGCTATCGTTTGTATCAATCCTGCTAAGTGCGTAAAAATCACTGCGATTGTTAATTCTTGACCATGATATAGATCTTGACAGATAACTAGTGGCCGTATATTTAACCCTTAAAAAGGAGAATATATGGCCACAATTTACAAAATTATTAACAACATAAGTGGTAAAATATATGTTGGAGCGACTTCAAGAAATATAGGATATAGAATGGCATTACATAAACATTCAGCATTTACGCTTAAATCTGACTCTGAGATTTGTAAAGCTATTCGAGAAGCTGGATGGAGCAATATATCATTCTCCGAGATTGAAAGTTGTTCAAAGAGACAGATGTTTAAAAGGGAAAGACATTGGATTGTTATTTTAAATACAATGTGGCCAAATGGTTATAATACTGAATCATCACATTTAGAAGGCGCTTATCAGTCGGACATAGTAAAAGAAAAAAAATCAATAGCTCAAACAGAAAGATTTAAAGATCCGAAACAAAGAAAAAAACATTCTGTATCGTTAAAAAAAATGTTTAAAGATCCTGAATTAAAAGAAAAACATCGACTTGGGCTTGTTAATTCATGGACTGATGAGAGAAGAGAAGAATATTCAGAAAAAGCCAAGAATAATGAAAATCTAATAGCAGCAAAAGGCTACCTAAAAGCAAAAGAAGTTTTATCTAAAGAAGTTGTTTTATATAATAACGAAACAAAACAAGAAACTACTTATAAATCATTAACTGATTGCGCTCGTTCTAATAATTGGAGTATTGCAGCAGTTTCAAAGCAAATTAAAAAGCAAAATTTTCTTTTTGAAAAATACATAGTAAAGTTTAAACGCAATAAAACAAAAATTGTCGATCTATTAGAGGTCGCTTTAAATAAAGACTTGGAAAGACGTGAAAAGATGATCCTTGCTAAAAAAGGAAAATCACCATGGAATAAAGGTCGGAGGGTATCAATATCGCAAGCAATATTACTTTCAATGGCGTAACATACTCGATCCCAGCAGTCGGTGACGATGGGTGGGGATCAGATTTAAGTGCTTACTTTATAGCCATAGCCTCTGGAGCACTTCAAAAAACAGGTGGTACTTTTACCCTAACATCCGAAGCTAATTTCGGTGCCACTTTCGGATTAAAATCGGCTTATATAAAGTCTCAAGCGGCAAACCCAGCAAGTGCTGGTATTGTTAGACTAGGAAACAACGAATCTATTTCATGGCGTAACAGTGCCAATAATGCCGATTTGAACTTAAAGGTTAATTCTTCAGATGTTCTCGAATATAATTCTAACGCAATTATTAATTCTGTTTCTCTTTCTTCAGCTTTGGCTTCTTACGCAACATCTACAGATTTAAGTAATCATGAAGCAGATACAACATCTATTCATGGAATAGCTAACACGTCTTTATTAATTACAACAACAGGATCTCAAGTTCTAACTAACAAAGATTATGATGGAGGAACGGCCTCTAATACTTCTAGATTTACAATTCCAAAAGCTTCTAAGACTACACTTGATGCTTTGACTAGAAAAGAGGCAACTCTTGTTTACGCATCTGATACAGACAAAATGTATTACGATGACGGTTCAATATTAAAATTAGTTGGTTCTGGGTCTGGAGGTGCTGTTAATTTTATATCTGATGGCGACGCTGAAGGGTCAAACATATGGACCGCTTATGCTGACGCGGCTGGAACAAGACCTGTCGATGGAACTGGAGGCTCACCTTCAGTAACAGCAACTATATCGTCAACAACTCCACTTACTGGCACCAACTCTTTCTTGTTAACCAAAGGCGCTTCAAATACTCAAGGCCAAGGTATAGCAACGACATTCTCTGTAGACTTAGCTTATCGTGCAAAAGTATTACAGATTGAGTTTGATTACATTTTATCAAGTGGAACATTTACCGCTGGTTCATCTAGCGCAGATAGTGACGTTATAGCGTACATTTATGATGTAACAAATTCGACATTGATCGAGCCAAGTTCAATTAAACTATTATCTAATTCTACTACTTTAGGAGATAAATTTGTAGCAAACTTTCAGTCGAGTGCAACTGGCGCATCTTACAGATTGATACTTCATTGTGCTACAACATCAGCAAGTGCTTATACTTTAAAGCTCGATAACTTTAGAGTTGGTCCATGTAATTATGTATATGGCACTCCTATTTCTGATGATGTAATTTTCACAGCAAGCGGACAAGGATTCGGGACAATAGGATCTCAAAATATAAAGTGGTCAAAAGTTGGCGACAAAATGAGAATCTATGGAAGAATGGCAGTAGGGACTCCAACTGCTGTAGAGGCCAGGATTAATTTGCCTTTCGGTGTTATTGATTCAAATAAAGTTTCAGTTACACAAATAGTAGGTCATTGGACAAGAAACTTAGCTGACGCCACATCAGTTGAGTATGTTGTATTAGCACAGCCTGGTTTATCGTATTTAAATGTCGGCGTTAGGAGTTCTGGTACGACTCCTCTGGCTTTTGCAAATGGAAGTTCTGTATCTGATTCTTCTGGACTTGTTTCATTTTATGCTGAATTTCCAATATCTGGATGGTCTTCTTCTATACAAATGTCTGATAGTTATGATGGACGTGTTATTGGTTTTAGAGCTAATAACTCCTCAACAACTATAAATTCGACTCCAGCAAAAGTAGTTTGGACTAACACCGATAAAGATGATGTGGCTGGCTATAGCTCTGGTACTTACACTGTAAGAAGTGCTGGCTGGTACGACGTCGCCGCATCATTATATGTATCAGGTACCCCATCTGTAGACCAAACAAGTCAGCTTTTTATTTATAAAAATGGAGCTGCTATAAAATCATTTACTCATAGATACAAAGTTGCTTCAGCAACTACGACATCAATTGGACCAGTAGCAGATTCTTTTTATTTTAATTCCGGTGATACTATAGAAATATATGCATCAAGTGAAATAACTACTCCGGCAATTTCTTCAAGCACAACGCTAAACACTGTGTTCATTGGAAAACGACAAGCCCCAACAACAATATCGGCTACCGAGGTTGTAGCTGCTATCATAAGTGGAGATCCAGCATCTGCTTCATCCGGAAATCCGATTATAGTTCCAACTGTTTTGTATGATAGCCACGGACAATATAATAATTCAACTGGGAGATATACGTGTTTGTATCCTGGAATTTATAGAATATCAGGTTCTTTATCATCGGCTTCTTCAGCAACTACACTCACCATTTATAAAAATGCATCTTCATACGCTCTTGCTGGAAATGTGGATGCAAATGGAGAAGGAACTTTTACAGGATTAGTACAATGCAACTCTTTTGACATTATAGACTTAAGACCTGGAGGAACAGTTGATGCTACTAGCATGACGTTAAATTTTGAAAGAATTAAGTAACGAAAAGGATGCAAAATGAAACTTATTTTAATTTTAGTAACGCTTATAATGACAAGTTGTAGCTCTCAAGTAATAGTAAAAAACTGTAAGAGTTACTTCGGCGAATACAAAAGATGTGAATTAGTAGAGTAATGAAAATTAATAGAATAAAATAACACTTTTTAAAAAAGGAATATTAAATGTCTCAAAAAAACTATGATGTAGATAATAAACAAGTCGCCGTAGGAAATTATGTAAATAAATTCAGAGATGAATTTAATATAAAAAATAATGATTATTGGGAGATATCAAATAATGGTGAGGATGTTAATTCTATTTCTGGTAATTCAGTCGGTTCATCTTATTTTAAAATTTCAAAAGATTGTATAAGTAATACATCAGAAACAACGATGGTTACTAAAAAATGGTTTAATCTTCCGTTGAGAGTAGGTTTCGGCATTACTTTATCTCAAAGAATAATAGGTCAAGAGCATACTATAGGGGTAGTTGCAGTAGGAGATAACTCTAATGAATCAGTTATTTCTGATTTTGATCCAGTGTTAATAAGTGGAAACATTACAGTAGCAACAAATATATGGACTATAAATACTGCAGTTGCTCATAATTTAAAACCAAGTGATAGATTTATAATTTATGGTTGCGATGATTCTCGGTTAAATGTAGGTCCTTTGTTAGTAACATCTGTTGTATCATCCACATCATTAACAATAACATCCACTCTTTCTAGCGCGACATACACTGTAGGTGCTGCTGGATACATAAAAAGAATAGACCCATCTGGTTTATCTGAAAACTCAGCTGGATTTTTATTTGACAGCACAACTTCTTCCAATGCTGCGGCGTACAACAAATCAGGAGGGACAGCTCCTTATCAACAAACTGCAATAGCGTATAGAACGACGACAGCTCTTCCTGCTACTCCAGCGGCATTTAGTGATCAGTTTACAGCTGCTTCTACTTATGAAATGTGGTGTGGATTTGATGAAGTGTTTTTTAGATCATTTACTAACGACGCGAGCGGTGTCGCTACTCAATTTAAAAGAAATCAAACTCTTCCAGATATAGAAAAACAATACGCCATAAAAATAAGATCAAAAAATCTTTTAAATATGACACGACCTGTTTGTAAAATAGTATCTATATCAAAGTCAGGAAGTACTACTGCGACTGTTACGACTAACGTAGCTCATGGATTAAATGTTGATTCATGGGTTCAAATATTGGGTGTTAGAGATCAAACTAACTTTGCGAATACTACAGCAATTACTAAGGTTGCATCAATTGTAAACTCAACTTCATTTACTATAGTTTTTGGAGCATCTGCAACTGCAACTAGTGCTGGCGGAGCAGTTATATTAACTCATGGATCTGTTGTTTTATCCACTCCAAACTTTGCGATACAGACAATTCAAAGAACTTCTAACCTTATGACTGTTACTCTAAACACAACAGCATCTGGATTTTTAGTTGGTGAGACTTATAACATGTACGGACTAGACCCAGCAGTCGGAGCCGACATTTATGATGGTGTTTATAAGGTTGCAAATGTTACCGGATCGACCGTAATTTTGGAATCAGTAGGAGCAAATGTTGGTCCATTCACAACTGGTGGTTTGTTAATAAAAAGAACAGATTTAAGGGTTCATTACGTTAGAGCAGCTGATCACACCAGACATGCTGTTGAGGTTTATGGAGGATTATCAAGAGCTGATGACGCAAACAATGCTGTTCAAGTTAATGCCGTAGTAAACTCTGGAGTTATTAATACAGTTTCTGCCATTACTGCATCAAATACAGCTATTCCTACCGTTGTAGCTGATTTAAGTTCATCTGCTTTAACCACAACAACAACTTCGGCAACAATCACACCGACTTTTGGTTGCTCATATAAGGTTCATTATGCTGTTACTGCAGTTACTGGTACAAGTCCGACGTTAGATGTTTCAATAGAGGAAAGTATCGACGGAGGAACAAATTGGTTTAAAGTGTATGATTTCCCAAGAATTACATCTACTACACAAGCTCATTCTCCTACGATTCCTTTAGTTGGAAATAGAGTAAGATATGTTCAAACAGTTGGTGGAACAACTCCATCTTTTACAAGAGCAGTTAACAGATTTCAGTCATCATTAAATGTTGTTAATAAGATAAGACAGATTATAGATAGAACTATAGTTTTAACAACTCTAAATTCTACGACACCTGTTATCGATATGGAAAATTGTGACAGAATTCAATTAGTTGTTTCGGTTGGAGCTATAACAACAACTGCTCCAGCTATACAGCTAGAAGGAAGTGATGATAATTCTAAATTCTATGCTATAGGAACTCCATTAACAGCCGTAGCTTCTTCTGCTGTGCAAGTAACGAATGCAAATACAAACTCTAAATTCGTAAGAGCAAGAGTTTCAACCGCTGGTGTTGGTGTAACAGCTGATTATATTTTAATAAAGGGGTTTTAATATGAAAGAATATTGGGGATCAAATGATGATTTGCACATCGAATTAGAGGAACAACTAAAAAGTGTTCCTCAATTTGAAAAAGTTGATGGAACTTATATAACATATCCAATAAGTGAAATTGATGGAAAAAGTTTGATAATTATCAAAAATGATCAAATAAAATTTCTAGCACCTGGAAGTATTCAAGAAGCAATATTTAAAGCATCAAATTAGGAGTTAACATGAAAGATATTGAATTAAAAAACAAGGTTCTAGATGAAATCATGGCCATTATGAAAGATAAGGAAGTTGACGATCTTAAAAAGAAGTCTCCTAAGTTTATGGCGATGTCGGTAGAGGTTGAAAAGCCATCGGATAAGCTCATTGAAAAGCTTAATGGTGACAAGAAGGAAATGATGCCAGGTCATGAAACAAAAGAGTCTTCTGAAATAGAAGGGGAAGAAGAGCTTTCAGACGAAATGATTAAAAAGCTTTTAGAGCAGTTACAAGATTAATAATTATTAATCTAATGCAATGAGGAGGCGTTATTAACTCGCAAGAATTGATAAATGCATTAAAAATTAAGGGATCATTTCCTACATCTGATGACTTGTTTAGCAATGAAGATTTCTTGGTTTTGTTCAATATGCAGATGAAAGTAGAGATACTTCCTATAATGCTAAAACTTAATGAAGAGTATTTTCTTCAGTATAAGGATTTCACTATAACTCATGGTTCTAAGTATAGAATACCATCAAGAGCTATTGGGACGAACATTAGAGATCTAAAAAAAGTAGATTCAAGCGGTAATTATACTGATATCAATCGTCTTTTTGAAGAGGATCGAAGTTCTGGCAAATCTGGATTCTACATGAATAGAAATTCAGTTGAACTGACTCAAGATTTTAATTCTGAAACATTAAGAATGAGCTATTTCGCTAGGCCAAATAAAATAGTTCTAACTACATCATGCGCTCAAATAACGAGCATAGACACTGTAGGGAATTCTGTAGTTGTTTCGAGTGCTCCATCTACTATGTCAAATGGTGTGTTGGTTGATTTTATTCAAAACAACAATCCTTTTGATCTTTTGTCTTTTGATCAAGCTCTTGTTTCTGTATCTGGAACAACTTTACAAGTTGCATCGTTACCTAGCGGTTTAGAGGTCGGTGATTGGGTTTGTATAGCCAACGAAAGTCCAGTTCCTCTAGTTCCCGAAGAATTGCATCCTGTTTTGGTTCAATCTGCATTAGTGACAACGCTTTCAAGCAAAAAAGATAAGGCTCTTGAATATGAGAATAGGAAACTAACTGAGCAAATAGAGGCCGTATTAACTATGCTTGATCCAAGAGTGCAAAACAACTCTACAAAGATGCGATCTGGTAAAATGCTTGATTATTTTGCATCTAGGAGAATTTAATGTCTCAAAAATTAGTTATAAAGATTAAGGGCCTTCAGACAAATCAAAATCAGCTATCCGAGGTTAGCGATGGCGCTTTAACTTTAGCTAAGAATATCAACATTGATAAGGATTCTGTTGCCGAGTCTCGCCGTGGTTATGGAAGGATTTCAAACCCTCCAGCCTCAGCAGATGCTAGGCACGATCGCATTATATCATATCAAAGCAAACTCATTGCGAGACGTTCTGACAACGATACTCTTAATTATTACGTTGATGGAGTTGGTTGGACTTCGCTCTCTGGTACATACTCTCATCCAGATGCAAACTTGGCTCGAATGCGCTTTGTGCAATCTAGTGGAAATCTATACTTTACAACCAGCGAAGGCGTTAAGGTTCTAGATGTTTACTCTGGTCCAGTCTATCAAACAGGTATGCCAAAGGGTCTAGATGGTTCTGGATCTACGACTGGCGCATCTGGATTTATGACAAACAATACTCAAGTAGCCTATAGGGTTCTTTGGGGATCACGAGATGCAAACAGCAATCTATACTTAGGCGCTCCATCTCAGCGTATTATAGTTGCGAACTCATCTGGTGGAACTCGTGACGTTTCTTTAACGATTACTATTCCAGTTGGGATTACTACCTCAGATTTCTTTCAAGTATATCGCTCAAAAGAGTCTGCTAGCAGCACTGATGAGCCAAACGATGAATTACAGCTAATTTACGAAAAAAACCCTACAGCTGGCGAAATAACAGCAAAATCGGTTACTTTTACCGACTCTACTCCAACGTCTTTGATGGGTGCTGCCCTTTATTCAAATGCCTCTCAAGAGGGGATACAAGAATCTAACGATGCACCTCCACTATGCCAAGACATAGCTCTTTTTAAAAATTTTATGTTTTTTGGTAATGTTTCAACTAAACATAAGATCTCAATCAAGCTTTTATCAGCTGGTGGTTCTGGTTTGGCACTTAATGACACGATCACAATAAACTCAGTTGTTTACACTGCTAAAGCTGCTGAAACTGTAGCTTCTAGGGAGTTTAAATTATCAACTGGAGGATCAGCTGCTCAGAATATTGATGATACAGCTAGATCTTTAGTAAAGGTTATTAACCAATACTCATCAAACACTACGATTTATTCTTATTATACAAGCGGTTTCCAAGATCTCCCAGGACAGATAACATTAGAGGCTAGAACTCTAATCGGGTCCTCTTTCTCAGTAGCGGTATCTCGAGCCGTTGCCTGGGATATAGGAACAGGAAACTCAAGCAATGAGAGTTATCAAAATGGTTTGATGTGGTCAAAGATTCAGCAAAATGAACACGTTCCAACTGCTCATTTAGAGCTTGTAGGATCAAAGAACTACCCGATTAGACGAATCGTAGCTTTAAGAGATTCTCTGTTTATTTTAAAGGAAGATGGAGTTTTTCGATTAACTGGTAACAATGGATCATGGTCTATTGATCCTTTAGATACATCTACAAAGATCATTGCACCAGATAGCGCAGCAGTAGTAAACAATCAAATTTTTGTTTTAACAGATCAGGGAATTTGCTCGATTTCTGATATTGGTGTTCAGGTTATCTCAAGACCAATTGAAAATTTACTTCAAGACTTAATTTCCTTAAATTATGACAGCCTTAAACACTTATCTTTTGGTATTTCTTACGACACCGATAGAAAATACATTATTCCAGTTATAACTAATGCTGGTGACTTATATTGCACTCAAGCATTTGTCTATAACACATTTACTCAATCATGGACTACATGGAGTAAAGATATAAATCATGCCTTTGTAAATGAAGTAGATGACAAGCTATACATTTGCAACCCAACTGATAAGCACATTCTACAAGAGAGAAAAAGTCTAGATTACACTGATTTTATAGACGAAGAGGTTGATGGTTTTAGCGTTGTATCATCTAGCTCATACACAGTAGTATTGAACACAACAAATGGGCTAGATATTGGATACCTTATTTATGAAAGCTCGACAAAATACGCTGTTATAACTTCAGTTACTCCAGCGTCTAACTCTATAACTGTGTCTAATGTTATAACATGGTCAGTTGGTGCGATTAGTGTATTTAAGTCTATAATTTGCGAAATAGAATACGCTTCTATCCATTGTGATAATCCTGGCGTAATGAAACACTATCAAGAGATGGCAATTTTATTTAGAGAAAAGAATTTCATCACTGGAACTTCAAGCTTTTATACAGATCTTAGCGGAGGTTATTCTTTAACTACGATTAATGGAAACTTTGGTGGAGCCTCTTGGGGATCATTTCCTTGGGGTGAAGCTCCTTGGGGTGGTATCATAAGGCCGAAGCCTACTCGAATATTTATCCCTAGAGAAAAGTCTAGAGGATCTCTTTTATCGTTTAAATTAAAAATGGCAGATGCTTACTCTAAATGGTCATTAAATGGAATATCATTACAGTTCGATTATGTCTCAGAAAGATCAAGTAGGACATAATGTCTAAGATTAAACCTCAGCGTTTTTCATTAGAAGATTTTCCAGAACAAAGAAGCTGGCTGGGTAATTTATTTTCACCTTTGAATTCCTTTATTGGAGATGTTGTAAGATCGTTCAATAATTCGTTAACCATTGAAGACAATTTATATCAAGAAATAAGAGAAATTAAATTTAAAAACTCTACTAACAATTTTCCATACAAGTTTAAAACTAAGTTTTCAGCGATACCAAAGGGATTAGTTTCTATCTATTTATTTAATAACACAACCGGAGTTTATTCAACTGAGACTCCTTTGGTCGTCTGGTCCTACGCCGAGCAAGAGGTAAGTATTTCAGTAATTTCTGGACTAACGACTGATGTAAATTACACTATCAGAGTATTGATTTTATATGGATAAAGGAGAAAAAAATGCCGTTTGCACCTATCAGCGCTCTTGATCAAGAGTTGAAAAAGAAACAAGAAGAAGGAAATGCAACTAGTATTTCTGGCGTATCTACCAGTTTTTCAACTGGAGTTCCAGGTCAAGAGTCATCTGCTCCTAAGGATAAAAAGTCATCTGGTCAATACGCTAACATTCAAAGCTATCTAGACGCTAATAAAGATCAAGCCGATACAATGGGAGCTCAAATTTCGAGTAATATTGAAAACAAAGGATCTGAGGCTAAGACAGCTGTTGAAGGCTTTGTCGCTAAGGCTCCTAAGGTTTCAGAGTATGATCCAAATGCAGCTCTTGGCAGAGTTGCAAGCCTCAATGATCAAGAAAAGCAAGACTATAGAACTCAAAGACAAACTGGAGGATACTCTGGACCTCAATCTATAGATCAGGCAGAGGGTTATGCCGATACTCAAAAGAAAGCTCAAGAGGCTTCTATGTTAGCTAAGAATGCAGCTAGCGAAACAGGTCAACAACAACTACTTAAAGACACTTACGCTCGTCCTACTTATTCAGCAGGTCAAAACAAGTTAGATCAAGTTTTGCTTCAAGGTTCTACTGGATCAAAACAAGCACTTCAAGGAGTTGCTTCGAAATATGGTAATTTAGATCAATTATTTAATGAAGCTCAATCTAACGTTGGTTCAGCAATTAACCAAGCAAAGACTCAAGCGTTAACAAATAAAGAAAAAATAGCGGCTGCCGAAAAAGCGGCTAGAGAGAATTTAATTAATCCAATTCAACAAAGAGCTGCTGAACAAAATGCCTACAACAAAGAACTAATAAGTAGAGCTCAAGGTGATTTAACTGATGAAACCGTTGCTTCTGATTTACTTGCACAATTAGGCTTAAATGAAGGACAAAATCTATTTGATCTTAATCTTGGTAACTATCTTGGTACTGATGCTACTGAAATCGGCTTAAATCAAGCCGCTAACGCTGACGAGCGGGCCAAATACGCAGCTCTAGCTAATTTATTTGAAGATCAAAGCATGAATCAAATAGATGCTAAAGGTAAAGCGATTAATCCAATTTCTTTTGATAAGGATAGATTCGATAAAGATGTTAGTTCTAAACAAAATGAATTCAACACAGCAAAAGAAACATATAGAACACCAGGTGTTGATATAAAAGTCGGTTCAGGAAAAGCTAGGTATGCAGGTGGACAAACAATTAATGAGCTTGAAAATGTCAAAGCTCAAAATGGTGGGAAATTGTCTCCAGAGCTACAAGCTATTTTAGATAATTTTTATAAACAATACAATATAGATAGAAAAGTAAAAAAGGGGTAATTCATGGCAGGAATAATCGGTGATATTTTAGATACGGTTTCTGGAGGTGGATACGGGAAATCTCAAGAAGTTAGTAAAGATGCTTTAAGACAAGCTCAGAATATTCCACTACCTATTTTAAAAGAGTATTACCCTGAGCTTTATCGAGTTGTGGCTTCAATAAATCCAGAACTTGAAACTGCTGAATCTCTAGGTCCTAGCAAAATGGAAGGAATTTCCACAGATCCAGCATTAAGAATGGCCCAAATGAATGCTCTTAATAAATTAACTTCTATCGGAGATGCTGGCGGTCGTGATGCTCAATTCTTGGCAGACCAGGCAAGGCTTGAATCCGATGTAAACACTAACCTTCAAGGACAACAAGGAGCAATTCAGCAAAATTTAGCTTCTCGTGGAATGTCTGGAGGTATGTCTGAGATGGTTTCTAAAAACATCAACGCGCAACAAGCAGCTAACAGACAAGCGCAAATGGGAATGGACGCCAAGGCTCAGGCAGAACAAAGAGCTTTATCGGCAATTATGCAAGGCGGTCAGCTCGGTGGACAAATGCAGGCTCAAGACTTTGGTCAAAAAGCTCAGCAAGCTCAAGCCGCTGACATGATTAATAAGTTTAACGCTCAGAACAGACAGGATGTCCAATCTAGAAACGTAGGAGCTAAAAATCAAGCTCAACAATACAACGTTGGAAATCAACAAGGTATAGCTGATAAAAACGTAGGGCAAAAGAACAATGCTCAACAATACAATTTGAATTTAGCTCAGCAGCAGTATGATAACGAAATGAAAAAGCGTGGCTTAGTTACTGGCGCTCAAAAAGATCTAGCAAATAGCTACTCGAATGAATCTGATAGAAATAGACAGTTCCTTGGCGGTATAATTAGTGGCGGCGCTAAAGCTGCTGGATACGGGGGTTAATTATGGACGATATGTTGCAAAAATACCTTAAAGACAAGTATGGAGAGAATTATGACAAAAAAGCTCAAGAGGATTACGACTCGGCCCGTAGTCAAAACAGATGGGCACAATTAGGATCTGACATTGGTGACGCTATAGGTGGTCAAAAAGTTGGAAGTGGTGATCAATATTTTCAAGGTTTAAATAAGCAAGCTAAAGAAAATACAATTGGTAAAATTGCCAACGATAAGGCTCAGTATGTTAAAGACCAGTCAGATGCTTTTAATATGCAAGATATTGCTGACAAGGCCAAAGTTAGAGATATGGAAAATGATCCAATGAATGCTCAGGCTGGAGCTGTAAGGGCTCAGCTTAGTAAGCTTGGGGTTGAGGTTCCAGAAGGTATGAGTTTAGCTGACATGAAGAGAAATTTCGGAGATGCTAAATCTTTGAATGAAATTAAGATGCGTGCTCAGGTTGAGTTTGAAAATCAAAAACAAATTCATAAAATGGAGCAAGGTTTTAAAGAAAAAGAAAATGCTCTTAATAGGGGTAATGACTTAGAGAAAATTCAGCTAAAAAATGAACTTGAAAGAGCAAAGGGAGAAGTCGGTGCTAAACTTCCAAGCTCGGAGGCTGGTAATTTAGCAAAATCATCAGATGCTTTAAAAGATGTCATGGCATTTAGAGATTCCGCTCTTGCCACAACTGATTACAGCAAGGCTGGGAAACTTAATCCAATGAGAATTATTCCTGGGACTGAGGATTACACAAAGACTAGAGCTTATGAAAATCAAGCAAAGGCAATGATGCAGAAAATAGGTACTTATCTTGAGGGAGGTAAGCTTACAGATGTTGATTTTGAATCTAAATATTTACCAATGGCACCATCAATAGACGATCCTCCAAGCCTTAAAAAAGCGAAAATGGATAATTTAGAAAAGATGGTTAAACAAAGGTTAAACGCTGAACTAGATGCCTATGGCAAGGCTGGATATAATGTTAAGAATTTTTCACTTGAGGGTAATGTTCCCGGAAATCCTGTAACTGGATCAAAATCAATTCCTAAAACAGTTCGGGTTACGAATGGGTCTGAAACTTTAGAAATACCAATTGAAGACTTACAACATGCCAAAGCAGATGGTTATAATCTTGTAAGTGGGATGGCTGGTAAATAATGGGATGGAAAGATAGAGCAAAACCAGTAATTAATTCAGGTGATAATTGGAAAGATAGAGCGAAGATAGCCATAGACCAGCAATCAAATATGTTAGAAGCTGGTTTAGAAGGTTTTGGGCAAGGCGCATCTCTTGGATATGGAAATGAGCTTGCCGCAGCCTTAGAGCAAGTTACCTTCCCAGTAGCTTCGTTCTTAACTGGTCAAGATGTTGAAGCTGATCCATATTTAAAAGCTCGTGACAGTTACGAGGCTAGAACTAAAAAACTTGCTGAGGAAAATCCAGGTTCTTATATGGCTGGTAATGTCGGTGGTTCAATTGCTTCAGCAATCGCTACGTCTCCATTAACAACAATTAAAGGAGCTACTGGCTTAGCTAAGCTTGGTAATGCTGCAAAAATAGGCGCTCTTCAGGGTGCCGCTATGGACGTTGATAATAAAAAAGGTGAGTTAAGTTTAGGCGCTGAAGATCGTCTTAAGAATATGGCTATTGGCGGAGCTTTAGGTGGAGCGTTTCAAGGAGTTAGTAACATAATGAATAAAGCTCCAGAAGCGTTGTCTGATACTGCTGAAGGTTTGGCGGCTAGAGCTTTGGGAGCTGAACGTGGAACTATTAAATCAATTGGTTATGACAAGGTAAAGCAAGCTGGAAGAACAGCATTAGACGAAGGCGTGTTGAGCCCTTTAGCAAGCACCGAGGATTTGGCTACTCGTGTGGCCGCTCTTAAGCAAAAGGGCGGCGAGGCAATGGGCGATGTTTATAAAGCCATAGATGAAGCTGGTGTGTCTACATTTAATCCACTAGATGAAGCTGTTAACGTAGAAAAGAAGATTGGCGATTTTTATAAAAGCCCAATCAATCGTGGAGAGGCTAAGCAGTTTGAAAACACCATAGAGTCTATGCTTATGAGGGGTGATAAAAACATACCTATTTCTGAGGCTCAAGCTCTTAAAGAGGAGCTTGGTAAAGTAGCAAACTGGAAGAACAATCTTAATATTACTGAGAAAGAGAAGATGGCTCGTGACGCTTATAAGGTTGTCAGCGAGGGAATAGATAAGGCTGTGGAAGCTGGATCTCAGCAGTTAAATACTCCAGGATTATTAGAAAAGCTAAAACAAGGTAAAGACATTTTCTCTAAAACATCGACTATGGAGAAGTTGCTCGAAAACAAGCAAGCTCGTGAAAGTGGAAACAAGTTGATGGGTTTGACTGATTGGGAATTAGCAGGTGGCGGACTTGCCGGAACACTGGCTGGTGTAGCAACTGGCGGCGCTGGGGTTTTAGCGACTGGCGGCGCTCTATTGGCTAAAAAGGGATTAGAAAAGTATGGCGCTCAATCTGGAGCATTACTTTTAGATAAGATATCAAAAACTCTTTTAAAGTCTCCTCAGTGGATGAAAGTAGCTAAAGATCAACCTCAAGTTTTCAACCAATTTGTAACCCAAATGGCTTCACAAATGGATTATCACAAACCAAAAGAAATCCAGACTGCATCAGAAACTAGACCCTTAGAAAACAAAGATGACATTCTTAAAAAAACATCTAATTCTAAGTATGCACAAGTGATGCAAAAAGCTGCTGAAAAAGGTGGTCATTCTTTAGCTGCGGCAAACTATGTTTTGCAACAACGTGACCCTGAATATCGTAAAGTGATTGATGGTGAGGAATAATGATAGATTACAATCAACTAATCCAATGGGCTTTTTTTGGGATTATAGGATTCGTTGCATTAAGATCGAGTAATTCATTAGATAAGTTAGATAATAATATAGAACACATGGGTAACTCAGTTAATGATTTAAATGCTAAAATAGGAACTATTATAGAGAAAACAGTTTGGATCGAAAAAACTCTTGATCGTCATCAAACTGATATAGAAACTTTAAAGAAAGAAAAAAATGTATAAATTTTCGAAATCTTCTGAAGAAAAGCTAGCTACATGTCATCCGGATTTGCAAAAAATAATGAACGAAGTCATAAAATATTATGATTGTTCAATAATTTGTGGTCACAGGGGAGAAAAAGAGCAAAACGAAGCTTTTGAAAAAGGATATTCTAAACTTAAATTTCCAAATGGGAAACATAATAAAATACCTTCATTAGCTGTAGATATATTGCCATATCCATTTAAAGGATATCAGGATAGAGATCAGTTTTTATTTATGCAAGGATTCATAAAAGGAATAGCTACGCAGCTCGGAATTAAAATCAGGCTCGGAATCGATTTTAATGGAGATTTGTCATTCAAAAATGATAGCCTTTTTGACGGTCCACATATTGAGTTAATAATATAAAAAGGGCAATGATGCCTATAAAATAAAAATGGAGTTTTATAATGAAAGAAACAAAAGAAGTCGTAGTTGGTTTTTTAGCCTTAGCTGCTGAATTAGCAGTTGTTTTTAAGGACGGTGTTCAGATTGCCGATGCTGCTGTAATTTTCGCTAAATTGCAAGATGAGGCGTTTATGTCTAAATTAAAAGCGGCTTATGAAGATGTCGAAAAAATTCAGATTGAAGTAAAAGAAGCTAGTGCAGCTGAAGTAATCGAAGTTATTGCAATTGCGTTACCTGAAATTAAAAAACTTATCGAAGCAGTTAAGAAATAAAATGTCTTATCTGAGTGCAATTATACAATTGTTAGTTGCTATTCCTAAGATCCTTGATCTAATCAAGGGTCTTTTTGATATGATAAAAGAACAACAGGAGAACGAAAAAAAAAGAGAGCAAATTAAATCAATAAATGACTTAAAAAAAGCTAAAACGATTCAGGAGATAAAAAATGCTAATAAAGAAATTACTAAAAATCTTCCTTAGTTGTTTTTTGTCGTCAAGTTGCGTTGAAAATACAAAGCTCCCAAAGCGTCCCGACGGTTTGTTGTGTACTCATTTTTCTGGAATGTTTTTTTGCAATGAAATTAACAATCCAGATGTTGAAAAGGAGTACACAAAAGATTCTCCAGAAATTCAAAAAGCCATTTGTTTACCATTGGAGTCTTTTGATAAATATCAAGCTTACGTAGAGGAATTAAAAGTTTTAGCGGAAAAAGACTGTAAATTACAGTAACCGACAGGTAGTGAAAATTCGGTTTCTATTGTTTCTTCTATT